ATTACCTAAATCCAGACAAAGAAGGTGTTATAGACCCTAAAAATCTCAAAATAGAAACACAAAAACTTTAATTTTACATTATGGCAGTCAAAACTAAACAAGGATCTTGGGGATCTATGGAGTTTGTAGAAACAACTCCTAAAAAGACCGTACAAGGAAGAGGAAAACATACCAAATACTCTGCAACCTCTCGAAATAAGGCAAAAAAGAGGTATAGAGGTCAAGGAAAATAGAAAAAATCGCCCGAAAGGGCGTTTTTTTATGCCTAATAAAAAATTTTATGTTTCGTGTCTAAATAAAACAAGAAAATAGTATTAAATATACCTTTCTATGCCTATCATACGAAAATCTAGGGCGTTTAAGGACATAAGTTTATCTTTTAAACCGCATCCTGTCACTAAAGACCTACCTTCTTTAGTGAATGAACGTGCAATTGTTAGATCAGTTCGTAATTTAATTGAAACTATACCTACAGAAAGGTTTTTTAGACCAGATATTGGAACGAATATACGTGATAGTTTATTTGAAAACTTCCACCCAACCTTACTAACTATCATTGAGGATCAAATAAAAGAAACATTAGCTAATTATGAACCAAGAATTAATAATGTTAATGTTCAATTAGATCCATACGTAGATAATAATGCATTTGAAGCAACAATATTCTTTGACATTGTTGGATTAGACATTCCAACCCAATCATTTACATTCCTACTAGAACCTACCAGATAATATAATGGCGTTCACTCAGTACACAAGCCTAGATTTTGATGAAATAAAGGCACAAATTAAGGATTACCTCAGATCAAACTCTAATTTTACAGATTTTGACTTTGAGGGATCTAATTTTTCAGTCTTAATTGATACACTAGCATATAACACTTACCTCAATTCATTTAATGCTAATTTATTAGCAAATGAGTCTTTCTTAGATTCAGCAACTTTGAGAGAGAATGTTATATCACTTGCTCGTAATATAGGTTACGTACCCCGTTCAAAAACTGCTTCAAGGGCATCTGTTTGGTTTACGGTAGAAGTAGAGGGTGAAGATCCAAACGTCTCTACAGAGCGTTTAAAGAGGGTATATTTAAAGCCAGGTTTAATATGTGTGGGACAAACGAATGATACTTCATTTAGATTTTCAGTAACAGAATTGCATTCCTCACCTGCGATAGTTGATCGTATAGAAAATGGAAAAAATATCTATAGAGCACAATTTGGATCTCCTACTGAACCTATAGAAATTGTTCAAGGAACTTTCCTTTCAAGGACATTTTTATATGCTGCCAATGAAGATCAAAGATTTATATTAGATAATCCTGATATCGATACTTCTACAATTACAGTTAATGTTGGATCGAAAGATCAAGATGATATAGGATCTCCTATAGGTACTGAGTGGAAAAAAGTTGATAATATAGTTAATATTAATAAAAACTCTGAAATATTCTTCCTACAAGAAATATCTGATGAAAAACATGAAATATTGTTTGGTGATGGAATAGTTGGTAAAGCATTAGGATCACAAGCTATTGGTAGAGAAAATACTACAGGAACACCTCTCAGCAATGACAAAGTAATTGTTAATTATATTGTTTGTGATGGTGAAGAAGGTAATGGTGCTAGTCAATTTGATTTTCAAGGTGGATTCTTAGATGGTGATCCTACTATTGTTGGAACAAAATCAATAAAACCTTTTAGTTCAATATCAGTTAATACTGTTAGAGGTTCTGGAAATGGTGCTGAAATAGAAAACCTTTCTTCAATTAAATATTATGCTCCTAGATTATATTCTTCTCAATATAGAGCAGTTACTGCTAGAGATTATGAAGCAATAATAGAGAGTATCTACCCTAGAACAGAATCAGTTTCTGTTGTTGGTGGTGAAGAATTAAATCCACCACAATTTGGTAAGGTTCAAATTAGTATTAAACCAAAGAATGGAACTTATGTTTCTGATTTTGATAAGTTACAAATTAAAAACAAACTTAAAAACTATGCTGTTGCAGGTATAAATGCTGATATTGTAGATCTTAAAGTTCTATATGTTGAGCTTCATTCAACAGTTTACTATAACAGTGCATATAATTCCAATCCTGCTGGATTAAAAGCAAATGTAACTTCTGCTCTTGATACTTATTCTGATAATATTGATATTAATAAATTTGGTGGTAGGTTTAAGTATAGTAAGATCTTACAATTAATTGATAGAGTTGATGATTCAATCACTTCCAACATCACTAAAGTGATTATTAGAAGGGATATGAAAGTTCTAACTAATCAATTTGCTCAATATGAATTATGTTTTGGTAATAGATTTCATATCAATCCTTCAGGATTTAATATAAAGAGTACTGGTTTTAAAATTAACGGTAGTAATAACATCTTATTTTTGACAGATGTTCCAAATAAAAAACCAGATGGATCTTTAGATGGTAGCAATATGGGTGTTTTAAGTGCGATTACTAGAAGTCAAACAAATGAACTTAAAGTTATTGTTAAATCTGTAGGTATTGTTGATTATATTAAGGGTGAAATAATTTTGAATACTATTAATATAACAGAAACCGTTGCTGCTAATGAAATAATTGAGATACAAGCATTTCCAGAATCTAATGATGTTTTAGGTTTAAAGGATCTTTATCTCACATTTAACACTTCTAATACTACGATAAATATGATTAAGGACGTTATTGCTTCTGGGGAAGATGTTTCTGGAGTCGTATTCTCAAGGGATTATTACACATCAAGTTATGCTAATGGGGAACTGGAGAGGAAGTAAAGAATGTTAGATATTGATACAAGAGTAAAATTAAATCAGATAATTGAAAATCAATTACCTGAATTTTTAAGGTCTGATTTTCCTTTAGCTGAAGATTTCCTTAAAACTTATTATCTTTCGCAAGATTCTCAAGGTTCTCCTGGAGATATACTTAATAATTTTGACCAATACATTAAAGTTGATAATTTAACATCAGATGTTATATCTGGTAGTGCTACTTTAAATGAAGACATTGATGCTACAACTAGCGAAATTACTTTATCATCAGAGAATAATCCATATCCAACAGAGGGATATCCTTCTGAATATGGATTATTGAGAATAAATGATGAAATTATTACCTATACTAGTAAGACAGCAACTACTTTTAGTGGTTGTATTCGTGGTTTTAGTGGTATAACGGAATATAATGTAGGTATTGCTACATATATCACTAGTCCAAATGGTGATCCAACTCAGTTTAGAAATTCTGTTCCTGCATCTCATAAAATTGGAGCAAAAGTTACCAATCTTAGTGTATTATTCTTACAGGAATTTTATAAGAAATTAAAGAAACAGTTCTTACCTGGATTTGAAAATGTAGATTTTACTAATAATCTTAATGTTGGCAACTTCTTTAAACACGCTAGATCTTTCTATCAATCAAAAGGTATAGAAGAATCTGTAAAAATATTGTTTAGGGTTCTTTATGGTGTTGATCCTATTATTCTAGATTTAGAAGATCGTTTAATTAAACCATCTGCTTCAGAATATATTCGTAGAGAAATTGTTATAGCAGAACCAATATCAGGAAATCCTGCTAATTTAGTTGGACAAACAATTTATAAGTCTACTGATTTAGAAACTAATGCTTCAGTGTCTGAAGTTGAACCATTAACAAGGGAAGATAAACTATATTATAAGTTATCATTATTCATTGGATTTAGTGATAGAGATCTTATAGAAGGTACATTTACTATACCAGGTAAAACTAGGGTTTTAGAAAATTGTCCTGTTGGGTTTTCAACAATATCTGTTGATTCTACCGTTGGGTTTGGGCATACAGGAACGATTATAAGCGGCACTAATTCAGTAGACTATACATCTAAGTCTATTAACCAATTCTACGGTTGTAGCGGCATTGTAGAGGCAATCAGTGTCGGTTCTGATATTAGATCTAATGAAGTTATTTTTGGATATGAAGACGGTGATCTCAATAATAAAACAGAATTAAGAATTACAGGAGTTATATCAGATTATGAAGGATTAAGTGATATTTCTTTAATTAACGAAGGTGAAGATATTTTTGTTAAGAATGTTGGAGAATCTGTACAAAATGTATCCGATCCTACTTATAAAGAAATATTTGCCAATTCATTTATCTACAATACAAGTTGTAGATATCAAATTGAATCTATTAATGGATCTACTTTTAAGCTATTAAGCACTATTGACAAGTCAAGTTTAAGACTTGGGGATTCTCTTGAAATACTAGAAAGAAATAGCAATACAAAAATTGCTGATGCTAGTATTACAGATTTAGATACTGTTAATAACAGTATAATAGTAAGTGGATTATTTACTGTTAATTCATTACAAGAATATGATATTAGAAGAAAGATAAGAAAGGTTTCATCTTCTGGGGTAGAACTTAGAGAAGGTAATAATTCTTATATTGGAGATATTTTAAATGTTTATGTTGATGGTGAACAAGATGGATATGTTGCATCTAATTCACTTCCTAGTTATGATTTAGATAGTACGGTTAAAGTAAATAAGAATACTCTAACTGCTGGAGATTCTTCTGAATATGGAGTGTACGATCTTAATTGCGATAAACCCGAAAATCTACGTCCAGCAGGTACTGTATGCTATCAATTTAGAGCACCAGGACTTCATATTGATGATCAAGTAAAACAAATAGGGTCTAGTGGGCAGTTAATACGAATTGATTCTTTTGAATATCTAACACTTGATGAACCTTCAACATTTATAACTGGAGAGTCTATAATTTATAGTTCTAATGACGGATCTACTGATTATCCAGGATTAGAAAGTGGAAAGGTATATTATATTGAAGTTAAAAAATCTGATAAAAGAAAAATTAGATTATATAATTCAATAACACAGGTTGGGTCAGATGAAGATTTTATTCCAATTGGTATTTGCAATATAACTGATTCTCATACATTAACTAAAGAAACACAGTATGGTAAGAAATTAGGTTCAAATAAAATATTAAGAAAATTCCCACTATCACAAGATTTATTTGTTGCAGGTACTGATGAAGTTCCTTCTAGAGAAATTGGGATATTAATTGATGGTGTTCAGATTAAAACACCAATTTCAGAAGATTATATGTATTATGGACCAATTGAGTCTATTGACATATACAATGGTGGTGAAGATTATGATGTAGCAAATCCACCAAAATTAGTAATTCAGGATAGTCATAATTCTGGTATGAATGCATTTGCAGAACCAGTTGTTACTGGATCCGTTAAAAATGTATTTGTAGATCCAAGTAAGTTTGATATTGATAATGTAGTCTCTATTTCTATAGAGGGTGGTAATGGTGGTGGATGTATATTAGAACCTATTGTAAGAAAGAGATTTAGAGAATTAAATTTTGATAGTAGAGATACATTTTTTGCTGGTGGTGTTTCTATTGAAAATGAAACAATAACATTTACTGATAATCACAATCTAGAAACAGGGGAAACTGTTTATTATAGTAGTAATGGAAACCCTGAAATGGGTATTGGTCCAGCTTATGATACTACAAATACTGCTACTGGAACATTATCAAATGGTGCTCCATATGTAATTCGTAAAGTAAATGAAAAAACAGTTACTTTGTATAATAAGTATGATGATGCAATAGGAATAGCAGGTATCAATACTATTGGATTTTCTACTTCAACTAAAGCAAGTGGTACTCATAAGTTTAGAACAGGTCTTAAGAGTTATTTGTCTAATATTAAAGTTATAGAATCTGGAAGTGGATATACCTATAAAAAGATTAATGTTAATCCATCAGAAATCTCAACAGGTCACGCAAAAATAGATTATAACGATCATGGATTTAATGATGGTGATATTATCGAATATCTTCCAACTGTAGGTCTTGGAACTACAGTACCTAAAGCAATTGATGGGTTAGACACAACAAAAATATATAAAGTTCTAAAACTTGATGAACATTCATTCAGATTGGCAGATGCTGGATATGCTAATACAATATCATCTGTAAATTATGAAAGGCGTGAATATGTTGGATTAGGATCAACTGGTACTGGATATCAAACCTTTAAGTATCAAGATATTAAAGTAAAGGCAGATATAACTTATACTGGTATTACATCAGAGACAAATTTAGAAAATTATCATTATACTTTCACACCTGTTGTTACTGGAAGTATAACTGATGTTAATATCTATGAACATGGAACAAAATACGGAACAACTGTATTAAACCACCATAAAGATCCTTTAGTTAGATTAGAAACTGGTAAGGAAGCTGAATTAGGTTTAAGTGTAGTTGATGGAAAAATTGCTGATGTTCAAGTATTGAATAAAGGAAAGGAATATTATTCTTTACCTGATATTGTTGTAGAAACTACTGGAATAACAACTACAGGTATCTACGGAAATGGTGCTATTTTAAGACCAGTTATTTCAGATGGTAAATTAACTGAAGTTGTCGTAATTAATAGTGGAATTGGATATACTGCAGGTCAAGTTAACGCATATCCTGTTACTAGAGGTAAAAGGGGTTTACTTGATTCTAGAATTAAGAGACATATTATCGATAATATAAGCAGACAAAGTAATTATGGATTAGACTCTATAACTGGAGATCTTAATTTAAGTGTAATTGGTTATAACCAGACTATTGCTAATGCTTTTGGTGATGATGGCACAGAACATTCTCCTATAGTTGGATGGGCATATGATGGTAATCCAATATATGGTCCTTATGGTTATACCGATTCGACAAAATTAGGTCCTATAGTTGGTATTGTGACTTCTGGATATGTTTTAGATTCTGTTGGAATATCAAGTGATTATAATAATGGTCTTAGACCAGATTCTACTCAATATCCAGCAGGATACTTTACAACTGATTGGATTTATAATGGTAGTGGGCAACTTGATAAGCATAATGGTAGATATTGTAAGACTCCAGAATTTCCAACTGGTGTTTATGCATATTTTGCTGGAGTAAGTACTAGTATACAAACTAACCAATTAGTACCAAAATATCCATATTTTATTGGTAATAGTTATAGATCACCCTTTATATCATCAAATACAACGTTAACTCAGGAATTTGATTTTAATAGAAGTAGTCTTTCAAGAAACACTTTTCCATATAAAGTCAATGAAGAATTTGCAAATAATGACTTTATTGTAGAATCAAACGAATATCTAAGACAACACAGTACTGTTGAATCAGTAACAACAGGATTAGTTGATGAGATACAAGTTTTAGATGGTGGTAAAGACTATAAAGTTGGTGATTTTACTGTATTTGACAACGAAGGAACTAATGGTTCTGGTGTTAGAGGATTGGTTAAATCTATAGCAGGTATAGGTGTTTCTAGTATTGAGACTGAAGTTGATAAGTTTGAGAATGCTGTCTTTGTATGGGAATCTGAAAATGAAGTATCCGCAAATTATTATCCATTTATTGAAGTAAATAATAAAGATTCTGTTGCTATTTCAGGTCTTAGTAGTTCTATTGTTGGATTGACAGATTCATTCAGTGTTGGTGTTAAGACTGATACTATTGGATTAGCAAAAACAATGTCTTATAACAACCTTTTAACTGGTGTAGTTGAAGATATTTACGTTAATATTATACCAAAAACAGTATCTATTGGTTCATCTTTAAGAATTAATAATGATGAAATTGTTCAGGTATTGAATAAGTTTGATCTTGGATCAATTTTAAGAGTTAAAAGATTTGGTGTAGGTGCTGCACATAGTTACAGTTCTAGAATAGATGTTTTAAATACAAAAATTACTATACCAGTTAGAGTTAAAAGGTTTGAATCTGATCTTAATCATAAATTATTTTTCAATGCTAAACAATCTGTTGGTTTAGGTCTTACAGTTGGTGGTGGCATAAGTGTTGATTACACTGTAGGTGAAACAACTACAGAGATTCCTATTCCAACTAGAGCAATATATCTACCAAATCATCCATTTAAAACTGGAGAAAAAATAACATTTAAGAAAAGAGGAACAGCATCTTCTTTACTTGTTGGAGAATCTGAAACTTCAAGCAATCTATTTAATTTACCTGATGTAACTAGCAATACTTTTGACGTATATGCAATTAATAAAGGTCAAAATTATGTTGGACTTGTTACTGTAGTGGGTGCAGCATCTACTTCAGAAGGATTATTTTTCCACGGAAATGGTAGTGATGATTTTGAATATTCTTTAGAAACAAAAAATGATCAAGTTATTGGTGATATTGATAAGATAGTTTCTACAATTACAACAAAAATAGGTGCTGCGGATACAACAACCCATAATATACAAACTGGAGATATTGTTTCATTAAATGTTGTTCCAAATACAGTTGTTGGGTTAGGTAGTACTGCTCCACTAACATTATCTTTCAATGAAGAATTCCAGAAGTTAGTAATTAATCAAATATCATTTGCAAATAGTGATATCAATACATCAAGTAGTACAATTACAATTAATAATCATGGATATAAGACAGGTGATAGAGTTCTTTATGGTAGTACTCAACCTGCAACTGCTAAAGAAGTCTTTAGTAATTCGATAGAAGATTTAAATGGATGCTATTTTGTAAGTGAAGTAGATTCTAATATAATACAATTAGGTAAAACATTATCAGATGTTAAAACTGATCCACCACAATTAATTGATCTTAAAACTACTGGTGGTGCTGTTCATACATTTGGTTTAGTTAATCCGCAGATTGAAGTTGTTAAAAAATCAAGATTAACTTTTGGTGTTGGTAGCTCTACTTTAAATGGATATGATTTAAAATTCTATTATGATCAAGACTTTAAAAATGAGTTTGTTAGCGTTGGTGTTGGCGAAACATTCAATGTAATTTCTAATGGTGCTATTGGAATAGGTTCTACTGCTACAAAATCTGTTGCATTTACAAATTCAACCCCCTCTCGGTTATATTATTCTTTAAGTAAGGGTGGATATATCAGTACTGCAGATACATTAGTAGAGAATAATTCAGAAATAAAATTCATTAATAGTGAATATAACGGAGATTATAGAGTACTTGGAATAACTTCAGATACTTTCCAAATATCTCCCTACTCTGTTCCTTCTGTATTAACATATAAAGAAGATCAATGTGAAGTAATAAATTACTCTACAGAATCTAAAACTGTACGTGGTCCTATTAATGAGATAAAAGTAATATCTAAAGGTTTTAACTATAAGTCATTACCTAAGTTTAGTTACGTTTCTAGTGATGATGGACAGAATGCTAATGTTGTTGCATTATCAACATCAATAGGTAGAATAAATGAACTTAGAATTGTTGATATTGGATATGAATACGCTTCAGATAAAACACTAAGTCCAGAAGCATTTGTTCCTCCAATAATTAGAATTGATAATCTTGATACTGTTAAAGAGGTTAAAGTTGTTGATGGTGGTAAAGAATACTTGAGTCCACCTGATATTGTTGTTTATGATCCAGATACAGATAAAATTGTTGATAGTACTTCATTAGTATCTAAAACACCTAATCAATCAATATCTGAAGTTGAAGTAATAGCACCAATACAAGGTCTTAATTCGATTAATCATAGGATTATTTCAATTAATAATTCAAATGGAGTTGGTATTAACTCTATGACTGGTGGTGGAACTGGTATTGTTACTTGTGTTCTTAATACACCTATTGATGGATTTGCTGTCCCACCATTTAGTATTGGTGATGATATTTTTGTTGAAGGTGTTGAATTATTTGGTGAAGCAGGTATTGGAACTCAGAGTAATGCTGGTTCTGGTATATCAAGTGAAGGTGATGGTTATAATTCTGCAAATTATCAATATAGATTCTTTAAAGTTGATGATTTTATAAACACAAATCCAGCAGTATTAAAATATAATCTAATTGGATTGACTACAAATCCAGGTATTGCTAAAACTTTCCAATCTGGATATGCAAATATTGTTAATAGATCTAAATATCCAGTTTTAGAATCTATACAAGAAAGAGGTAAGTATGTTATTAACGAATCTCTATATATCCTATTTAATGATCAATTTGTTAAGAGGGATTTAAAAGTTGTAGATGTTAGAGATGACTATATTAAGATTGATGGTAAGTATGAATTGAAAATTGGTGATAGGATTAAAGGTAGTGTAAGTGATGTTACATCTTCAGTGATTGGTATTACTGAAAATAAAGCTAGATTTAAAGTTAATTACTCTAATCGTCAAGATCAGGGATGGGTTGATGATACAGGTAAGATTGGTGAGGATCATCAAGTATTACCGAATAATGATTATTATCAAAACTTATCATATTCAGTTAAAAGTAGTATTACTTGGGATAGTTTTGTTGATGTTTTAAACAGAACAGTACATCCTGCAGGGTTAAAGAACTTTGCAGATGTTAGTATTGGATCTACAGTGAATGTTTCAGCTTCTTATGGAGCAACTACTAATAACGTTGTTATCTTAGATGTCTTAAATGAAAAGCGAGTTGATACTATTAATAACTATGATCTTGCTCTTGATTATGACTCTAGAGATAGTAAATCCAAATTTATACAATTTGAAAATAAAAAGTTAACTGACTTTACTAAGTGTAAAACTAATAGAGTTCTTATTCATGATGATATTAGTCCTTTGTTCTCAAGTAAAGGGATACAGGATCTATTTACTGAGGTAGAAGAACTAACTTCCAATTATAGCAAATATCTTATACAAATTGTAGATCCTGATACTTTTGATGTACAAATTAGTGATTTAGTTGTATTAACATCAACTAATGATGCATATCTTATTGAAAAGACTAGTGATTACACTAATATGAAGTTAGGTGAGTTCTCTGCAGAGTCGGATTCATTCAATAGAAAGACATTAAGATTTGATCCAACTGAAAAATATGATAAAGATCATGATATAAAGATACTTAAAACTTCATTTAATACATCTGTAGAGTCTGTTGGAACTAAGAGTATTGGTTCAATAGATTTATTAAACAAAAATGTTGGTATTGGTACAACGACAATTGGATTTACTACCACAACCATTGCAGAATTTGATATTAATGATTTTAATGGATTTAGTGCTAATGTTTTATTGCAAGATGATATAACTAAAGAATTGAGTTATAATGAAGTCATTGTTGACTTTGATGGAACTAATACTTATTATTCTGAAGTTTATAGTGATAGTTTAACTTTCAGTTATAGTTCTAGTAATATTGGAGTACTTACAGCAAAATATGATTCTGGAAAAGTCTACTTTAACTGTGAAAATGAAACTATCAGAAAAATAAATGTTAATGCTTCAATTGTTGGATTTGGTACAACAACTGCAGGAATAGGAACTTATAGATATGCAGTACCTGGACAACCACCTGGTGCAGAAAGAAGTGCAAGGTTAGAATCAACTTATAATACTGGAACATCGACTCCAATACCAGTAACAACTATTAATAAAAATTGGGATAGTTCCGTTAAATCATTGGTTAGGGTTTCTACTACTGGAGATTCTGCAATACATGAATTGGTTGTTCTTCAAGATGAAGGTCAAGCAACAACTATTCAATATCCATACACTGGTGCTTCTTCTACTGGTATAGGTACTTTTGGGGCTGTTACTTCTGGATCTTATGTAACAATCAATTTCTATCCAGATGTTAATCAAACCAATTTGGTTGAAGTTCAAAGTTATAATGAGATTTTCTATACTCCAAATGATTTTAGGAATGAAGCACCAGATTTAGTTGTTGGACCAGTAAATAAGAAGTTATTCTTATCTTCTTATGATGGTGTTAATGGAAGTAGAGCTAATAAAATATTTTTTGAACTGGAACATGAAAATACTCCAATTTATCATAAAATCTTTAATCCTGCCGATTCAACTCAATTAGATCTTGCTACTGGTACGTTTAGTCTACCAAATCATTTCTTTAACACTAATGAAGAGTTAACTTACATACCACAATCAACCTTTATAGGAATTGGTGCTACTGCTGTTAGTATTGGTACTACAGAGATTAATTCTGGAGTTACTACTGATATAATGCCTTCTACAGTTTATGCTAAGGTTATTAGTGAAAGTAAATTCCAATTATTCAGTAAGAAGGAGTATATTACTGCTGGTGCAGCAATAACATTTACTGGTGTTGGTGAAGGTAATGCCCACTTAATTGAAATGGGAGATAAGTTGAGTAAGACTGTTATTGGTCTTGATGGTATAGTTCAACAACCAATTTCATTCACTGCAATTAATCATACATTAGATGCTAATATTGGTGCAGCAACATCTCAATTTGTACTTAGTGGTATTAGTTCTATTCAACCAAGAGATGTTTTGAAGGTTGATAATGAATATATGAAGATTGAGCAGGTTGGATTCTCAAGTCTTCCCGAAGGAACTATTAACGACTCTACAGATGTTGCTCTTGGAATATCCACATTACCTGTTGTTAGAGTTAGTAGAGGTTCTCTTGGAATAGGTGCAACACCACATAATGCTGCAGCTAATGCTAGAGTTCATAGAGGTTCTTTCAACATCGTTGACAGTACTGTATGGTTCTTAGATCCACCTAAAGGTAATACAAGAGAAAGAAGAAGTATAACCAATCTACCTTATGTTAGGGCAGAGTTTAGTGGAAGAACATTCTTAAGGCAGAATTATGATACCAATATGGTATTTGATGATATTTCGGATCAGTTTACTGGAATAGGTAGAACTTATACTTTAACTAGAAATGGTTCTAACGTATTAACTGGTGTTAGTAGTGCTATTGGAAATGGTATTCTGTTTATTAATGGAGTATTCCAAACACCATTAACTATCAATAATGCAGGAAATAACTATGAGTTTACTTCAGATACTAATGCTGGAATAACAAGCGTTGTCTTCACAGGTATTAGTTCTGCAAATGGCGAATTAATGCAATCTGAGTTTGATATTAATCAGAACCAATTACCACGAGGTGGTATGATTGTTTCTATGGGATCAACTCCTGGACTTGGATATGCTCCTCTTGTTGGTGCTAAAACTAAATTAGAATTAACAAATAATAGTAATTTATTTGCTGCTGGTTCGATCAGTAATGTTGTTGGTGTTGGAACTTCTTCCAAATATACTTTAGGTATTCAAACTGCTGCTTATGACTTTAAGACTGGAATTATAACAGTTACGACTAATAATGTTCATGGATTTGATTTAGCATATCCTAAGACTGTTAAGTTAAAAGGTTTAGAGTTTGCTTGCCCAACTAATGCTGTTGGAACACCTACTGGAAACACACAATATGATCCATCAACAGGTAATTTAACTATAGAAATTGTTGGTCATGGACTTACGAATGGTGATGCAGTTAAGTTAGAAAAAGAATCAATTACGTTTAGTTGTGGTTATAATGGTGCTACTGGATCTGCTGCTGAAAAAGCATATCCAAGAGAAACTGATCCTGCTTATGATACGTATCTAACAGTCTCTAACGTAACTAACGATACATTTAGAGTTAATGTCTTATTAGGCACAACACCAACCAATACAGACGCACATACCTTTGTTTCAGCAACTGCTAATTGTGTTCGTACTCTTAACTATGTTGGATTAACTACTACTATTTTCCAAGATCACGAACGTCCATTAAATCTAACAGGTATTGTATCTGAAAGAACATTTGAGGTAAATGCTGGTATTTGTACTATTAACCATATTTTCCAAGATAGTCCAAACGCATATGCTTATGAGTTTTATGGTGATTTAAATCCAGGATCTGGATATAGAAGTTCAGTTTCAATTGGTGTTACTGATATAGAATTTGCACATAAGTTTGTAACATCTGCATCTAATTCAATTATAGCAGATAATTCAGATCAATACACACCTACAGCAGCAGATTATTATTCTGCAACTGGTGATCTAGTTTTAACTTTAGATCATAATCTTAAAGCAGAAACAAAACATACAGTAGAGACTGCCTCATATGTTGCTTCTACTGGTGTATTAACTGTAACTATAACTGGTCACGGATTCAGTAATAATGATTGGGTTAAGATTGCTGATCACTCTATATCATTTACTTGTGATATGGACGGTGATGCTTCTGTTCATTCATATCCTCGTCCTTCAGATCCATATAGTAATAAGTGGTTACAGATTGCTAATAAGACTAATGATACATTTGAACTGAATGTAGGATCATCTCCAGAAGTACAATTCACACCAACTGATGCTAAGTATGATCCAGTTACAGGTTTAATGGAATTGACTATTGGATCTCACACATTGAGTCCAGGTACTAGTGTAAAACTTGCTACAAACTCTATAGGATTTACTTGTGATGTTGATAATAACACTACCACAAAGACATATCCTCGTTCATCTGATCCTTATAATAATACTGCTATTAAGATAGAATCTGTAACAGATACAACTATTACAATTCAAACTTTAACATCAATACCATCAACTAATATTACAAAGCATACTTTTGTAAGTGCTTCAGCAAATGCAGTAACAACTGGTGGAAATTATACACACGATTTTGATTCATCAACACCAAGTGGTTTATCTAGAGCAGAAAATACTGTTCAGATTACTACAGATTCATTAACATTTACTTGCGATAGAGATGATCATTTAGGTAAGCATACTTATCCACGTTCTACTGATCCAGCTGCTGGAGCAACTATTGGTGTAGCAGCAACAACTAATACAACTATTACAATTAATGTTGGTTCAGGTGGTGGAGGAGGAACTGGTGCTATTGTTACAGCAAATCCTGCACCAAATAGGCATAAATTTGTAAGTGCAGTAGCAGGTATTGTTACTGATACAAGTAATAATTCATATAATGTTACTGATGCTGACTATAATCCAGCAACAGGAGAATTGACACTAACAAGCACCAGTCACGGTTTTGTTGGTTATTCTACAATTACGCCAACAAATGCTGCTTATGCACCATCTACTGGTGTATTGACACTTACAAAGAACGGTCACGGATTTAATGTTGGTGATCAAGTTCTTATTCAAGATAATTCAATATCATTTAAATGCACTAAAGATGGTGGTGTAAGTGTACATCATTATCCAAGACCTTCTGATTATGCTAGTGGAAAATGGTTAACTATTACAAATAAAACTGTTAATACATTTAAAGTTAATGTCAATCCAAATCCATCATCAGAACAATATCCACATACACTTGCAGGTATATTGAATGGATGTGTTGCAAAGGCAAATCAAACTATTGCTATTGAAGGTAATGGTTTGGTGATGACTTGTGAGCATGATTTACATAGAACTCTTCATCCATATCCACGTACAACTGATCCTGCTTATAATGTTCAATTACCTATTGGTAGAGTAACTCCAGATACATTCAGTGTTCAAGTTGGAAAGTCTCCAGCAGGAACAGGTGGAGCATTAGAATTTACTATTAATGATGGTGGTGCTCGTTATGTCAATCCAGAGCTTCAAATACCACAACCAATATATGAAAATGTACCAGTTGAAGGTGTTTCTAGACTTGGTATTGGATTAACTACTGCTACTGGTAAGAATCTATTACTTAATATGGGAGTTGGTGCAGCATCTACTAGTGTTGGTATAGCACGTAGTATGTTTGAAATATCTAATTTTGCGATAGCAAGACAAGGACATTCCTTTAAGGTAGGAGATAAGTTTACTCCAACAGGATTGGTTACTGACAAGAGATTGCAAAAACCATTAGATCCATTTGAACTTGAGGTTGTTGAAACCTTTAACGATTACTTTGCTGCTTGGCAATTTGGTGAAATGGATTTCATTGATAGTATCGCTCCTATGCAGGATGGTGGAAGAAAGAGATTCCCACTATTCTTTAATGGACAATTATTGAGTTTTGAAAAAGATGAAACAGCAATACTTTCATCCCAGATCGATTTAAATGCTGTTCTATTGATATTCGTTAATGGTGTATTACAAACACCTAATATTTCATATCAATTCCAAGGTGGTACAACATTTACATTTACTGAAGCACCATTAGACAGTGATAAAGTTGATATATTCTTCTTCCTTGGTCAATTAGGTGTTGATATTGAAATAGTTGATATATCTGAAACAATTAAACCTGGTGATGATCTAAGAATACGTCAACATCCAAAATATCTAAATGAGCAAAATCCACCAGTTACTGTAACACAGGAGACTGATAGAATAATTAAAGAGTTATTATCATCCGATTTAGTTGAAACTACAATTTATACTGGTCCAGGAATAAATGAAGATATTCCTAAACCACTTGACTGGACTAAACAGAAGGTTGATAAGTGGATTAAAGGAGATTTAGTTTCTAAAGCAAGAGAATCTATAGAACCACAAGTATATCCAACAGCAAGGATTATCGGTGATATAACACCTACTACTGGAACTATTGGTGGATTGGATGATGGAATATTTGTTGATGATTCTGAAGCATTCTTCTATGAGGAAGGACCTTTACATATTCCAGTACAGGATAGATATGGAATTACAATTACTTCCGTAGATGCTTTAATTGCTCCACCTCATACAAATCAAGTTGCTGCAGGATTTACTGCAACAATTGCTGATAGTATAGTTACTTCAATAACTACAACTAATGTTGGTTCTGGATATACTGACGGAACTTACAATCTGAAGTTCTCCTCACCACAAGAAATAGGAGTTGGCGTTGGAACAACTGCTATTGGTACAGCAACTATAACAAATGGTTCTGTAGCATCAACTCAAATTGTAAATGCTGGATTTGGATATACTAATTCAGCATCACCACAAGTTATAATCTCTAGATCTGAATATGATACTGAAAAAGTAACTAAGATACAAAATTCTTTAGGATTTACTGGAATTGTAACTGGTATTACTACAACAGCAGGAACTAATGGTCATCCATTAGCAATTAAGTTCTACTTCTATGCGGATAAAAATGCTACTGATCTGAAAGTTGGATATCCAGTTCTAATTAAAGATACTCCATTTACTTTGGCTGGTATCAATACTTCTGGTACTCATATTCCATTCAATGATGGATCTATCCAAACTGATAATAATAGATGGACTGCTGCTCATAGTGGATTTGCAGTCACATCAGTTGATAAAAATAATAATGAGGTAGTAAGTATTGGATCAACTAATTTAGATAATATCTATAAAGTTTCCAGTATCTATGTTCTTGATTCAAGAGCAGAAATAACATGTAATATTCACAGTGAATCGGATGTTATTGCTGGTTTTGCTGTAACTGGATATTATGATGGTCCAACAGGTAATGCTGGATTAACGACTTCATTCGGCAAATTATCTTGGGGTAGATTATCTGGAATAACTAGATCATCAAGTCCAATCTCCATCGGAGTTACAGGATTAATTGTTGATTCTGGACTAAGTACATTCCCAACAATACAAAGAAGAAATTATGATAAATCTTCTTTAAAGGGATTAAGAAACACAGGTGCAATTAGAATCCAAATCTAATTAAGCATTATGTGCTATAAATAAAGAAAAAAAGTAGTATCGTTTAAGTAATAAACACAATGTCGGCAATTGTTACTGATCAGTTTAGAATTCTGAACGCCAATAATTTTATAGAGTCAGTAGAGTCTGATAGTAATTCTTATTATGTTTTCATTGGTTTACCTAATCCATCATTAGTTGGATATGGAAGATCTGAGAACTGGAATACTAGTACTCCTGATCCTATTGATAATTTTTCATCTAATGCACATTCTGGCGATACGATGATGTTTGGAAGAAAAATTTCTTCTGCTAATATTAGACGAATTATTAGGCGTATTGATTGGGCTGCTGGAACCAAATATGAAATTTATAGGGATGATTATAGCACTTTAAACCAAAGTCCTATAATGAAAGCAAGTAGACTTTATGATGCAAATTATTATGTAATGAACTCTGACTATAAAGTTTATATTTGTATTGATAATGGTTCTATAGAAGGAAATGAAACTGGTAATATCTCTCAAGATGAACCTAATTTTACAGATTTAGAACCATCTAGAGCTGGTAATAGTGGCGATGGATATATTTGGAAATATCTATACACTGTTTCTCCTAGTGATATTATTAAATTTGATTCCACTGAATATATTACTGTTCCAAATAGTTGGGATAAAACTACAGATTCTCAGATTAGATCTATTAGAGAAAATGGAGATTCTTCAATTAACAGTAATCAACTTAAGCATGTATATATTGATAAGCAGGGTGGAAATTATGCAGATGGGTTAGGGCAAGAATGTAATATTATTGGAGATGGAACTGGTGGTAAAGCACGAGTTGATGTTGTAAATGGTAAGATCACTAATGTTACTGTAAGTGCTGGTGGAAAAGGTTATTCTTATGGTTTAGTTGATTTGGGCACATTAAACAGTGCTGTTCCTGCAAATAATAGAGCAAAACTTGTTCCAATAATTCCACCATCATTAGGTCATGGATTTGATGCTTATAGTGAGTTGGGAACTGATAAGGTTTTGATTTATGCAAGATTTGATGATTCTACTAAAGATTTTCCAACAGACACTAAATTTGCACAAGTTGGTATTGTAAAAAATCCTACTGCTGTTGGAACTGCAAATACTTATATTGAGACTAATTTTTCATCATTGGAATCTATTAAGTTTTCAACTATCAACGGAACACCTGTTGTTGGTGAAAGAATAACTCAAGTTACAGAAAAAGTAAATGCAGGAAATGAAGCAACTGCTTATGTTGCATCATATGATAAAACAACTCAAGTTCTAAAATATTTTAGAGATAGATCTTTAAATTATACTACTACCCAAGATCAAACTGATTACGCTGGTATTAGTACTACTGGTAGAATATATGCATTTGAAGATTCTTCAAATGCTGTTAGAGGACAATCTTCAGGTTTTTCTGGAAGTGTTGAAACCGATTTTACTGGTATTAGTATTAATCCTACAGGGACAAAGTTAATTAATTTGGGTTCAACCTTTGTAAATGGACTGTCTCTTTCTGAGATAAATAAAGGATCAGGGGAACTTATCTACTTAGATAATAGACCTTTGATTGCTCGAAACGAGAGACAAAAAGAAGACGTTAAAATCATCCTGGAATTCTAAAGAAAAATGCCACAAAAGACTAACTTAAATATAAGTCCTTATTATGATGATTTTGATAAGGCTGATAATTTTTATAGAGTTCTGTTTAAACCTGGATTTCCTGTTCAGGCTAGAGAATTAACTACATTACAGTCAATACTACAAAACCAATTAGAATCTTTTGGTAGTCATATCTTTAAAGAAGGATCTATGGTTATTCCTGGATCTGTAACTTATGATAGTACGTATTTTTCAGCAAAGATAAACGGTGATCATCTAGGAGTCGATGTTACAGTATATCTTGATGCTTTAGTTAATAATAATGATGGTAAGGGAACTAAGGTTAGAGGTCAAAACTCTCAGATAGTTGGAACTATTAAAAACTACGTTCTTCCTCCAGACGAAGGTGTTGATGATATCACAATATTTGTTAAGTATACACAATCAGGAACATCTGCAGAAAGTGTTGCATTCCCCAATAGTGAATTGTTAACGCTTGAGGAAAATGTTACTTATGGAAATACTACATTAAATGTTGGTGAATCAGTCTTAACCTTAGTTGCAGAAAACGCAACTTCTATTGGATCTGCTTTTGGTGTTGATTTTGGTGTCTATTTTATTAGAGGTACTTTTGTAGATGTTACTAAATCATTAATTGTTTTAGAACCATATTCAAATAAACCATCATATAGAGTTGGATTTGAAGTTCTTGAAGAAGTTATTAATTCAAATGATGATCCTTCTTTAAATGATAATGCTAAAGGATTTACAAACTATGCAGCACCAGGTGCAGATAGATTTAAAATATCTGTAAAATTATCTAAAAAAGCACTTGATGATTTTAATGATACTAATTTTGTAGAATTATTTAAAGTACGGAATGGTGAAGTAAAGAAACTTCAAGATAAGTCTGTTTATTCTGAAATTAAGAAGTATCTAGCAAAAAGAACATTTGATGAATCTGGCAACTATGCAATAAGACCATTTAGAGTTAATGTACAAAATTCCTTAAATGATGAAATAAAATCTAACGGATTATTTACAGAAGAACAGAAAACAGATGAAGGTAATATTCCTGATGAAGACACAATGTGTATTAAGTTGTCTCCAGGAACAGCATATGTTAGGGGATTTGATGTAAATTTACCAGGAACAACAGTATTAGATATAGATAAGCCAAGAGATACTAAAACAGTTAAGACAGGATCTATTCCATTTCAAATGGGTAGTCTTTTAAAGGTTAATAATGTAACTGGAATGCCTTGGACAGCACTTGGTGCTGGTGCTGTTGGAACTGAAAATATTATTAGTTTGTATAATAGAAGAAGTTTAGGAACAAGTGATCCATTAACTGGACAAGGATTAAAGATTGGTGAAGCACGTCCTTATCATTGTGCAGTTGCTGATGCACCATACACTGGTTCTGAAACTGAATGGGATTTATATCTTTGGGATGTTCAGACATACACTACCCTAAAGATAACAAATATGGGTAGTTACATTGAAATGACTACTGTATTACCAGAGTCTACTTATATTAAGGGTATGAGTAGCGGTGCTACAGGATATATTGCAGATCTCCCAAACCCAGGAGAAATAAGTCTTACTCAGGTAACTGGTAGATTTATTGCTGGAGAGAGATTGCAATTTAATGGGCAAAATGCTATCACTGCTGCTGGTATTAGTACTTCATATACAGGATCTAATGTTGTAGATGTACTTACATATAGTGTTAATGATATTAAATCTGTTCATCAAAAAACCAAGGCAGTTAGTAACAATGAGTTACCTACTAACTTTAGTGCTGATGCCGTATTATATAATAGAACTTTACCTAACTTTAGTTTAGTTGATCAATTAACTGTTGAGGGTGTAGACACGAGTACTGCAACAGCAACTTGCGATACTAGAAGATTTGCTGGTAAAGTCGGACTAAGAACAGATTCTATTGTTGGTTTCCATACAGCAGGAGCATTACACGAAACTTGGTTAAGAACAGAATCTGTAAGTGCAAATGGTGAAGAGTTAACCCTTAAAACCTTTGCTGGAGGTAGTGTTCTTGGAGTTTGTGATAGTGTACAATCTACAGCAGCAAGTTCAACAATAGATTCTACATTTAGGATTAAAATACCTAAAATTATTAATCTTAATAAATCTGGATTATACAGTAGATTACCTAGAAAGAATGTATCTGCAGTTGACTTATCAAACTCAACTCTTATTATTAGTAAGCAATTAACAGGTGCTAATGTTAAAACAAATGGATCTGGTGTTTTAGAAGTAAATACTTCAGATGCGTTTGATAGTAATTCTGGTATTACTAGTATATTCTTTGAACCATATGATGCTGAAAAATACACTCTAGAGTATCTTAATGGTAACATAGAAGATTTAAAATCATCTCAGGTCACTGTTCTTAATAATGGAAATGATTTAAGAATTACTGGTATAACTGATGGTGGTAATGCTAACTTTATGAAGTTAACTGCTACTTTGAAAAAAGTAGGTCTATCTAGTAAGTCTAAAGATTATAAGAGAAGTGAAAAAGTAGAAGTTACAAGAACTGTTGGTGTTTCTACCAATGGTGGATTAGTGCAGAATAGTTTTTATGGATTAAGAGTTGAAGATAAGGAAGTATCATTAAATGTACCTGATGTTGCAAATATTCATGCAATATACGAATCTAAGGATACTAATTTACCTAGTCTTGATAGATTAACATTTGTTTCTGGGTTATCATTAGATACAAATACCGTTGTTGGGGAAAAAATTGTAGGTAAAACTAGTAGGGCAATTGGACAAGTTGTTAATAGAGTATCTGCAACAGAAATTGAGTTTGTATATTTAAATGCTAATACTTTTAATGCAGGTGAAACTGTAACCTTTAAGGAGTCAAGTATATCTACAAATATACAAAAAATAACTTTAGGTAATTATGTTAACAGAACTGACAATTACACTCTCGATAAAGGACATAAGAAACAATATTCAGATTATTCTAAAATAGTTAGAAAACCAAATTCTTCTATACCTTCTAAGAAATTACTTGTAATATTTGATAAGTATCAAGTTCAAAGTGGAAATAGTGGTGATGTATTTACTGCTAATTCTTATACTAAAGATAGATATACTTATGATGTACCTCAAGTGGGTAGAGATAGAGCAACAGACATATTAGACTTTAGACCAAGGGTTAAACCTTTTGATCCATCGGCAACAACTGATAGATCTCCATTTGCATATAATGCAAGAATATTCGAGACTGATATTAATTACGTTGTATCTCCTGATGAAAGTTCTATTGTAGGGTATACTTATTATCTACCTAGAATTGATAAACTAGTAATTAATAAGTTTGAGCAAGTTAAATTAATTAAAGGTGTCTCTGCAGATAAACCTGCACCACCAACAGAAGTTGGTGACTCTATGGAGATTGCACAAATAACATTACCACCATATCTTTATGATCCAATAACAGGACCTAAGATTAAATTGCGTGATAATAGAAGATTTACCATGAGAGATATTGGTAAATTAGAGAAGAGAATTGACAATCTTGAAGTGATGACATCTCTTACGGCATTAGAACTTGATACTAAATCGTTGATGGTTACTGATGCTAATGGTCTTGATAGATTCAAGACTGGTTTTGTTGTAAATGATTTTAAAGATAGAAACTTTATAAACTTTAATGCTGATGGTTCTAGATGTGATGTAGATGTTGTTAATAAAGAACTTATTAGTGCCGTTGATTTTTGGTCACTTCCAGCAGAATTGGCATTTGCCGATGGTATTGATACAGAAACTGCAGATTTATCTGCTAATTTAAATCTTTTAGATCCAAATTGTACAAAGACTGGGGATTTATTAACTCTTGATTATGAGCCAATTGGTTGGATAGAAAATCCACAAGCAACAGAAAAGGTCAATATAAACCCATTTAATGTTCTTGTTTTTGTTGGTGGCATTATGCTTGATCCAGCATCAGATAATTGGGCAAGAACAATCTATATCGATGACCATAGAATAGAATCTACAGGTGCAACTTGGGCAGAAAATTCAAATGTAGTTTCAGATACTACAACAGTTGGTACTGATGTTAGTGTAACTTCTACTGAGGTAGATACTGATCAGGATGTATTTGATGGTAATCATATTGATACAACCACTACTACAACTACAACTACAACAAATACAGTAGAGACCTCATTCTCAAATACATTAGAAGGACCATCTAGAGAATTTGATTATGTTGAAAGTGTTAAAGTATCTGGACAAGCAGA